TTAAAGCATAATACACAGCGTAAGCGTATAGTGGCTAATAACCCACTGTATGCGAGTACCAAGTGGCGCAAGTATAGGCAGGCTATACTAATGCGCAGAGGTGGCCAGTGTGAGGCCTGCGGCACGATACCTATGTTCGACCGTGAGCTACACATTGACCACATACGACCCATAGCCGAAGGTGGCGAAGTGTACAACGAAGCGAACCTACAAATACTGTGCATACAATGCCACGGCAAGAAGACAGCGGGGGAACGGGGGTGGGGTCTCATCTCAAAGCCTGACCCGGTGCATTCCACCGTCGCCTTTTCCTTTCACCAAAATGGGGACCAAGACCCCCCAACTAACATCTTTTAACATGAGCGACGAACTAGCACGCTGGGAGCGAATTAAATTGGAGTGCGAGAAAAGCATTGACACGCACGGTGCAATACTTGAAGCGGTAACCGACCGAGGCAAACCAGTGCTACGCAAAAACCCAGCAATAGAAACCCTGCAAAAGGCAACACTCGAAATTGAGAAACTACGGAAGACCTTAGGCGATGGACTTGACCTGGACTGAGAATATAATCGAACGGTACTGCGTACTGACCGAAGACGCGGGAGCTGGCAAGCCGGTACAACTTATGGACTGGCAACGCGGGCTAATCCGGGACGCGGAAGGTAAGCGCATGGTGTGGCTAGAAATTCCTCGTAAAAACGGAAAGAGCGCGTTTATAGCCATGCTAGCCGTAGCACACATGCTGAAAGGATTTAAGGACGGCAGTAACCCGCAGGTAATTCTAGCGGCAGCCACCAGGGAGCAGGCAGGTATATTGTTTGGCTACGTCCGTAACATGATCCTGCTAAACCCGCAGCTGCAAAAAGTGCTAGAGCCATACCGCAAGGAAATTAGACTAAAGGGCAAGCCTGGGTACTTGAAGACCATTACCAGCGACGGCGGCAGTAACCACGGTCTAAACCCGTCCCTAATCCTTTGCGACGAAATCCACAGCTGGAACGAGGTAAAGGGTCCGGAACTATGGGAAGCCCTGCGCACGTCCATGGCGGCACGCCCTAGCCAAATGATAGCCATTACCACAGCGGGCAGCGCGTACAGCTTTGCGCACAAGTGGCACGAATACGCGGAGCGCGTAAAGGAACAGCCGCACATTGACCCTAGCTGGCTTACGATTATTTACGGTGCTACGGACGAAGAAAACCCGCACGACCCGAAAGTATGGGAAAAGGCTAACCCGTCCCTGGGCGTAACGGTAACGTACCAGTACCTAGAAGAATTAAGCAATACGGCAAAGCACGACGAGCCTACGCTTTTAAGTTTGCGCAAGCTTCACCTAAACCAGTGGGCAGGTAGCGCACAGCCGTACATTGAATTAGGCAAGTGGCTAAAGTGTGAAGGCCCGAAGCCTAAAGGTGTGGAAAAATGGCGGTGCTTTCTAGGCGTTGACCTTGCCGCGGTTAATGACTTTACGGCCTACGCTGTGGTTTACTTTAACGGCGAGCGTTTTTACACGCAGCAATACTACCAAATCACCGACCACGCCATGACCAAGCGAAAGCAGAAGTACCCCAACCTGGTGCGCAACTGGATTAAAAACGGTAGCCTAGACGTAGTGAAGGGCGAGGTAACTACAACCGACCACCGCATAGAAAGCATAGAACGCATAATGCAGAGCCACCCAATAGAGGGAATTTTCTTTGATCCATGGAACGCTGCCGAGACGGTAGAGCGTCTGAGGCAGAAGTACGGTAAACAGTTCTGCTACGAGGTCCGACAGTCCGCACTTATGGTAAATGAACCGATGAAGCTACTTTACCGCATGGTAACCACGAAAGGAATTACCCACGACGGAAACCCTATTACTGCTTGGATGATAGCTAACACTAGCCTGCACATAGACAAAAACGATAACTGGACCTTTCAAAAGGACAAGGCACCGGACCGAATAGACGGCACAGCTGCGCTAATTACGGCCCTTGCGGGCTATGTACATAATGCTAATACGGGCATGAGTACATATGAGGATATGGATATAATTTTTGTGTAACTTTGTGTTATGGCATGGTATGACCGTATTAAGCGGAGCGTAAGCGGAGTAATTAGCCCGAAGCCCTGGCTAATTAGTTTATTCGGCGGAAACGCTACACTTTCGGGCGAAAACGTAAGCGCAGTAAATGCCCCCAAGGTATCGGCTGTTTACGCCTGCGTCAACCTTATTAGCAATACCATTGCGTCCCTGCCTTGGCACCTTTACCGGGAAACTGAGCAAGGCCTGCTTTACCAGCCTGGGTTTATTAACGACATGGTAAGCAAGCGCCCGAACGTAGCTTACAATAGCTACGACTTTCGTAAGGCCATGCTTACTCAGTTGTTACTGCGAGGTAACGCATACGTACTACCGGTACGTAGCGGCGCGAGCCTTGCCGGCCTAGAGCTAATTGATACCGAGCTTGTAACGGTAGACACCACCAGCGGCGAGCTTATTTACCAGCTGCACCTGCGCAACGGTATTAACCTGCGCCTGAACCCGGACCAGCTAATACACCTGAAATACTGGAGCTTTGACGGAATTAACGGAGTTAGCCCGATTGTGTACGCAAAAGAAATTATTGGCAGCTCAATGGCGGCAACTGCCCATATGGGCGGCTTTTACGGTAACGGCGGTATGCCTAAAGGTATTCTGCAATTGCAGGGCACAATCCGCGACGCGGACCGGGTAAAGGCTATCGGCCGTCAGTTCGACGAGCTGAACAAAGAGTATAAGGGGCGGACAGCTGTACTAACAGAGGGCGCAGAGTACAAGCCAGTGGCAGCGAATTTTCAGGAATCGCAGCTAATTGAAAGCTTGAGGTTTAGTGTTGAGGAAATCTGCCGCCTTTTCAGCGTCCCCCCGCACAAAATCGGCCACAACGAAAACGGTGGATATGCTAACAGCATCGAAGCACAAAACGCTATGTTTATTAGCGACTGTATTCGCCCGTTGGTCGAAGTAATCGAAATGGAGTTTACGAACAAACTGCTTACCGGGCAGCGTAAATTCCAGATGGATATTAAAGCGCTTATGCGCGGCGACATCGCGACCGAGGTACAGCGTAACGTCGCATACTGGAACATCGGTGCCATGAGCGCCAACGAAATCCGCCGCCAGGAGGGCCTAGCGCCTATCGAAGGCGGCGACGAGTATAACAAGCCTATGCACATGGCTTCTAATAACGAAGAAAATGGAGAAGGAAATACGGACCCAGGCGCTGCCCAAATCGGACAGTAACACGGTCGAAGGCTATGCCCTTAACTGGAACGAGTACGATATGGGCGCTTTTGTCGAGCGCATCGACCCTAACGCCCTGGGTGAGTTACGGAACTACGACGTACACGCGCTGTACAACCATAGTTACGATCAAGTCCTTGCACGCAGCAAATACGGCGAAGGGACCCTGCAACTGGAGCAGGACGACAACGGCCTAAAGTTCCGCTTCGACCTACCCGACACCACGACCGGTAACGAGGTACGCACACTTGTAGCCCGCGGAGACGTGGACCAGGCTAGCTGGGCGTTTACCGTTAAAAAAGAACGCTGGGAAAACGTCCGCAGCGAAAAGCCCACGCGCGTAATTGAGCAAATCGGCGAAATGTACGATATTAGCCTAACGCCGCGCGGAGCTAACCCGACTACGTCCGTAGCTCTACGGTCGCTAGAAGAAGCCCTAAAGGCTGAACCCGAACAATTAACCAAAACCCCCGAAATTGTGGAAAATCACAACCAAGAATCGGAAACGCGCGCTGCTGCTTTTGTAGACGCGTCAGCCGTCCAGGGCCAGCTTTCTAAATCAGAGGAGCGCAACCTTGCGAAATTCAACCTTATTAAGGCTATCAACGAAGCCCGCAGCGGTAAGCTTACTGGCATCGAAGCTGAGGTAAACCAGGAAGGTATGAACGAAAAGCGTAAGCTTGGAGTTGACGTACGCGACATGCACGCCATCAACCTGCCTGAAATGTTTACTAAGCGTACCCAGTCTGTAACCGGCGGAACCGGTGGCAACTTGGGCGGCGACTTGGTATTTACCGAGCCAGGCCGTTACATTGACTTTTTGTACCCTAACACGCCCCTGCTTTCTCAGGTTTCAGTAGCTGAGAATTTGGTAGGCAACGTAGAGTTTCCAAAGCAAACCGCAGCCTATAACCTTAACTGGCAGACTGAGACTGGAACCGACACGGCCCAGGACATCACTTTTGACAAGGTAACCATGTCGCCAAAGCGCGCCGTTATCACCGCGTCAATGTCGAACCAGCTTTTGCGTCAGGAATACAGCCGCGGAATTGAGCAGCGTATTATCAACCAGCTCAACCTTTCGTTTAACAAAGGCCTAGAGAACACCATCCTTAACGGTACGGGTTCATCTAACCAGCCTAGCGGTATCTACGCAGAGCTTGCAGCTCAGGCTTTGAC